TTGGTGTAGCCACAATCTCAGGATTGTTTTCAAAGTCGATGCCGAGCTGCTGACCATACTTGCGATAGTTGGCACGCCCAGTCAATTGAATTGGCCCACGGCCCTTAAATCGCTTTCCATCCCCTGCTTGCGTGTTACCTAGATCTTTTCGGCCTTCATACGCGGCACCAGTTGCGATTTCCTCCATGTAGCGGAAGTTGCCAGACTCATGTGCTAGTTGTGCAAGGAAGTGGATAAGGCGAAGTGAGTTGTCCAGAATACCAAAGGTTCGCATGTGAATATTGGCAGCAAGGCCAAGTTCTTCAGCACGTGCTTGACTGGCACCTAATTTTTTAAATACAGCAGTTAATGTGCCACGACCAATAATGCCGTCATCATGCACACCAACAGCTTTTTGAAGTTTCTTAATTTGGGTTGGATTCATCCGACTCTCCATGCAATTCAGGCTGCGCTTTTAACCGTGCAAAAACACCTAAAACACTACTTAAAAAACCCAGCCAAGCAACCCATGAATGCGGCATTAACTGCTTAATTTCTTCTGGCACCACAGCCCATACTTGTGGGAAATATGTGCCAAATTGCCAAAGAAACTCAAAAGCTGCATACATGAAGACGTAAAAAAAGGCGCTTAATGCGCCTACTTGTACCGACTTGAGTTTCCAAGCCTGTTTCCAGTTATCAATCAATTTCATTTTTCTCTCACATTTCGTTCGTAAAGTTTGTTTCGGATTTCTTCAACCGTTCTTAAGAGTTGATCAGATTGTTTTTCAAGAACCTGAATGCTCTGGGCGTTGGTTGTGGCTTGAGTATTTACTGTGTCTGTTTTGCTCGTCTGAGTATTCCAAGCGACGACGAATAGACCCGCTAAGAAAATGCCGCCAAAGCGCACAAGGTTGGTGATACTGTCGATCTTGGTTTTACTTTCATGCAGTACCCTAATCTGTGAATCCACCTCCTTAAATCTTGGCTCAACTTCATTTCTGAGCTGCTTAATCTCACTTTTGAAGTTTGACTTTGCTCGGTCTAAATCCTCTTGCAAATTGTCGCGAGTCTGAGTTAAGTCATTTCGTGTCTGTTGATGCTCTTTGTTGAGCTGCTCTAACTGCATATTCATGCGGTCAAGCTTCTGAGGCATCTCAGCTAACTTATCCATATTTTTGGATATGTCGCTGATCTTGTCTGAAATGGCGAGCAACTGCCCTGCTGTCGCTACTGGTGGGTCAGATGAGTAGTCATTTGGCATTGTGCCCCCTAATTTTTGGCAATAAAAAAGCACCCTGAGAAACACTGTTTCGCAAGGTGCTATTAATCGATCAAACTGTTAAAACAGTTTATAAAGTTGTCGATCTATAACATGGTACTGCGCGGCAGAAACTTGAGATTCAACCCGTATCACGTCTTGAGTTGTTTCTAGGTGAATCGTCTTCACCAGGAACTCAGGACATTCAACAATATTCTCAATTTTCCCTGTTGCCACATCAAACACTGCAAAATAAGCCATCACTTCCTCATTGTCATTGCATGAATATAACGCTGTGACACATTGACGCTGCCACCTGAAGTTGATTTCAACTGCAACTGGAATGCGCCTGCGATTCCTGTTGAGTCATGACGTGAAATATTCAAGGTTCCCGCACTTCGTGCGCTGCCCCGAATTTCAACATCATGTCTATGGATACCGTCAAGCCCCATCGTTACAGAGCCATCTAAATTTAAGCTATGCGTGTGTGCTCCTGTAGATCCAGTACTGCCACTGTAGTTATGACTGTGTGATGAATTTGAAACACCACTAATTGATGTATTGCCTGTTGATCCACTGAACGAGTGGTTGTGACCACCAGCACTACTTGTACTGCCTGTCAAATTCATTGTCATACCATGTTGGTGCTGTCCGCTGTTACTTGAAGTCACACCGACAGAAGCATAATCAATAAAATGAACCTCCAAATCTTCAAAGACCACATTGCCATTTTTCAACACACGACAAAGCAATCGTTGCTGTGACGTATAACTGTTAAAGCTAAATACAGCACCAAAAGTCAAAATGGTATGCCCCATATCAGAGGGTACATTCAAGGTTTGAATGGTGGTGTATTCACCATCAACAGCCATGGAGATTTCAGCAAAAGCCGAGACTGGAACGGTTACAGCATTGTCTTGAATCTTCAGAGTATCCACGGCTAAATCAGCAATTTTGGCACCTGTCACTGCAAGGTTATCAATCTTGGCTGTCGTTACCGCTAGACTGTCAATTTTGGCTGCCTTCACCGCGAGATCTTCAATATGTGAAGTTTTCACAGATTGGTAATCCATCATTGCACCAGAAAAGTATGCCGAAACTGGAAATACTGTGCCCGTTAAAGGATCAGTGAATGGCGTAGTTCTGAAGATAAACGGGTAATAACCAACACTATCACCGCTACCAATGGCCAGCGCATCCACATTAAAAATGAACTTGCCTTCAACGCCATCATTCGCACCACCCCAACCCATCACCTTGCCGTTCACATCAAACTTCGTAAACTTTTGGGTATATAAACCATCGACAGATTCTGTCACTTCCTCAATCGATGCCTTATTTTCTCCTACAATGGTTTGTAAGTTTTCAGTGACTTTTACACTGGCTGAAACTGCATCAGCTGTTGCTTTGAACTGTTGCTGATACAAAGCATCATTCTGTGCAATTTGTGCAACCACTTGATCAGTACGAAGCGCTTGAGCCATATCTCCTTCAATTCGCGCTGATTGTTCAGACCACACACCTGCATAACCTGCTTCACTACCGATCAAATCAGATTCTGATCCGATCATCGGTGGGTTCACCTGGGCAAACACACCATCAATTTTTGATGATAATGCCCCCTGCTCGGTTGTTAAGATTTCAACCTCTTCAACCACAACAGCAACCGCTTGATCATTACTGACTTTGTAAATGGTCAATTGATTTAATACGTCCTGATCACCTGACTGGCGTTCAGTACGTTCTTGTGTCAAACCATCCTCAACGTTCTGTACAGCTTGAACAATGTCGGCAATATCACCGTCAACGGTATCAATGCGGTCAATCTTGGTTTGCAGGTCTTGATGTAGCTGCGATTCATTAATTTTGCCTGATAAAATATCCAGCACATCGGATGCATCAGCTGAAGTAGTTGCATGGGTCCAGTCCGACCAATCCCCAATATTGCCAATCCGATCAACCAATCGAGCTTGATAATATTGGGTTAAGTTCGGCTGTAGACCTTGAATCGTATGGGCATTTGTCGGGTAAGCAAACTGACCCAAAATCGCAATATTGCTTTGGCCATCGGGTGAAACTCGAATCTCGGTATAAGCCGTATCCAAAGCCCCTACCGCTGGAAAGCCCCAGTTCAATTGCATCCCAAACAAAATGCCTGTTGCACTGATATAAGCCAGCTTTGGCGGTTTCCCTGCTTTACCTTTCAATGGGGTGAGTATTGAATAGGTCGCCAGTGATGCAATATCAAATGCATTGATGGCAATGACACGCGCCTGGTAATTACCTGCATAGATCCCTTGGACTTCAACAGAATTATTTCCAGTAATTGGCAGTTTTAACCACGAACCATCGTCTTTACGCCATTCAACTTGATACTTTGTTGCCCCTTCAATTTGTGGCCATGCAATCAACATCGTCGCTACAGTTAGTCCTTGCTGGATCATTTCATCCGAACTGACTGAAACAGATTCAACAGGCTTTTGGAGTTTCGGATTGATGATCGAAATCGGCCGCTCATCAATAAAGGCCCCGTTATCAATCGCATCATATTTCGATGCATTGTATTGCAAGGCATTGATCGTAAATTGATGGGTATCATCTTGGGTAATTGAAATCACTCGAAATTTCATCGTCGCCAAGTCTTGAGCATCCACCACCCACACATTTTCTACAGCAACAGATTCAAAGGCTGATACCACGGTAATCACTCGACCCAGCATCGATTGCACGATACGCGCTTGAGCCTTGCCATTTTCACCATTGACCACCAATCGATCACCTGCACGGCAGATGACATCATCCCGATCTAAAGTGATCTTTTTAAGGTCTGCATTCACTGCTGCAATACGTCCCCCATTGGCACGGCCAGCGAACAAAGGATCAGCAATTTCGATGACTTTACCCGGGCGTGGAATAAAACCGTCAAGTCCGACTTTAAACGTGACCATCCGTGTTTCAAATTGCTCAGATTTAAGCGCCCAATGCCCTGCACGTTGCGCTTGTCCCTCACTGGTGCAACCATAAGCAGCAATGTCCACAATGCGAATGCCGAGCCGTGCAATTGCAGCTTCATCGCGTACATACAGATATTCAGTTTTATAACGGTTATTTGGGTTGTCCCAAGCAACTTTTCCTACCGTGTGTCGATCCCGCGCACGTGTACCTGAATATTCAAAATGCCCATCAATGACATTAGCAGCGGTATAAGTGAAATAGGTATCCTGTGGAATATCCGCATCACAGACGATGGCCTGCCCATCCCAATAAATATAGGCGCGAAATGCACCTGCCATTTTGGAAAGTACAGACCAGGCATCGTCTTGGGATTGCTCATATACATTCAACGTAAAGCGCGGCTCAAATCCCCCTTTACCATCAGGCACCAATTGATCACAGTATTGTCCCAACCGATAAAGCGACCACTTATCGATCATGCTGGAGTTAATCCGATCCCCAAGGGCATAACGCTTACTGATACAGGCATCATAAAAATGCCATGCTGGGTTATTGGTATACGCTCGTTTAAATGTCCCATCCCATAGGCCCGTGTACTCACGAGTTTCTGGGTTGTAATTAGTTGGGACGAGGATTTCTACCCCTTCACATTCCGCAGCCATTTTAGCCACGTTGGAAAAGGTTTCAGCATCGTATTGCAAGCCCAGCAAAGCGGTATTTGGATAGCGCAATTTAGCATCGATCACTTCCGTGATGGCCTGCACATACATCTTGTCGCTAACCGAGTCTGAACTGGCATTCGGGGTAATTCGACGTACACGAACCTGCCAACCAAAATCAGCCTTAGGCAAATCAATTCGATGTGAACGCTCATAATTGGCCGAGGTTTTATCTGAAATTTGGGTGTTTAAAACTTCGGTCCACGTCCCACCATCGGTCTGTAAATCAATGGCGTATAAAATGGTAATGCCGCTGACATCGCCATTTTCTATATTCTGCTGGCGCAGAGGTCCCCAGCGTAAACGAATACGCAGTGCATCTAATTCAGTATTGGTAAAACCTTTGACCCAAGGCGATTCAGCTTTCAGCTCAACCCCAACGCCCGTTTCAGAGGAAATGTCGGGAAAGCCTTCTACATAGGTTTGGTCATTAGTACCTAAGCGGGTATCTACCGTTACATTGTTGAAGTTCCAGATCCCGTTGGTATCTTGCAGCGGTGTATCATCCAAATAAATTGAACGGATTCCATTGACCAACCCCTTAATTGGACCTTCTGATAGTCCATAGAGGATTTTGATATAGGTTTTTGATTGTGCTGAATCAATGGCAACGACAGGCTTTCTTGCTTCACCACCGCCTGCCTTTGCACCGTGCACGACTGTATTCATACATTTACCCAGGCATAAAAAAAGACGCTTTAAGCGCCTATAAATCAAATAAGAGAACTACATTAAATCTTCTGGATACTGACCCGCTGAAACAATGAAGCCGCCGATTTCCCGTCGTCCACGTAACACGGGAACGGGATTACCTTGTGCTACTGTGGTCACGGCACCACCAAAGCCTTTGTTGGCCCGATTACCATCTTGGTTATTGTCTTGAGTGGTATCGACAGTGGGCATCAGCATTTGTGTAATACCGCCAATGGCCATACCCACACCTGCACCGATCAAGGCCATACCATAGGGAGAGGTCGCACCAAAGGTAAAGTAACCCGCCACAACTAAGACCACGCCAAGGACGACCTGCAATACACCATTATCACCACCCGCACCGATGACTTTGGGGACAATCTTGATCACTGCCGCATCAGTGCTCATGTCAATTTCATATTCTGAAATATTGTGTTTATCCAGGTATACGGCAAAGCCCAAACCGTGCTCATGCGCGTGTAGCATGAACTTTTCAAAGCCTGGTATTTGCGCGGATAAAGCACGGATGGCTTCACGGGTATTGGCTACATCCAGTTTGAATTGTTTGCCAAATTTCTTTGCAAGAATGCCGTACAACTTAATGGTTTTTAACATCTCGATGTCTCACTATCTTGACCACACGTTCTTGCCATTGTGTGCCATAGACTTCCCGTACCGATTTACGCTGATAAGGATGGTGCAGAATCAATGCTGAACCAATGCATGGTTCTGTTTGCTCTGATTGGAGCTCAGCATCATTAGCAAGATACACAACAGCATGATTAGGGTGTTCAGTACGACCCACGCGACAAATAAGCACATCACCGCGCTGTATAGAATCCACTTCATAGAACCCTGCCTTGCTAAAGTTGTCTAAATAAAGCGATGCATGTGCTGGATCTTCCCACCAGCGGTCAATGCGCTCAAAGTCTGGAATAGCGATACCAAACTCACGCTGATAATAATCACGGATCAATGCATAACAGTCTTGCCAGCCATGGTGATAATTGCGTCCGACCAATGGTGCCCGATAGCCATTCGGTGCATAGACTTGAAACTCAACTTCAGGATAAGCACAAATGACCCATGGCTTTTGGTGCAACTCAATTTGGATTAAATCCAGCTCTGATGCTCGAGCGCTGGCATTCGGATGTGAATGCACAAAGGCTTCAATTTCACCTAGATCTTCTGCATCGGCTAAATCCTGATGATGAATTTCAAATTGATCTAATCCTTGTGCAATATTGCGACAAGGTAGATAAACTCCATTAACAATGACCCCGCAGCATTCTTGCGGGAAGACTTCAGCAGCATGCTGTTTAATCGCATGCTGGATTGTTGTGGTTAATTGCATAAATCACCCAATTAAATTAGAGGCAGGATGCCCGCCAAAACTCCCGACATTGTTTCTTTTTTTGCAGGAACTTAAACGACCAGCACATTTATCCAATGCCGGGTTATCCGTTGGCTCATCTTTATCTGTAAACATGGCTGTGCCGATATAGCCGCACTCTTCACCGCGATAGTCGCCCATCACACACCAGTGGCAAATGTTGGTAATTTGTCGGACAGGAATTTTTCGGCCTTCAAAGTCAATCGGATTGGACAGCTCAAAACTCACTTGAGCCGAACTTTCAGAGGTCTTTTGTTCGATATACCAAAGCTGTTCTTCTGCTTCATTCGATGCATGACTATTGCCGGCACTGAAGTTTTCAGCATCGAGGTATTTTGCTAAGGTTTGAATGACTTTTAGTTTTGCCCCTGCAAAGTCATTGAATTGAAGGCAATAGGCAGAAACCGCATTTTGAATACCACCAATATTGTTGGCCATACTCAAAGATGGTGCCGAAGCCTTACCATCGGAACGCATTTCAAGCCCCGAAACATCCAAGGCTAAAGGCTCAAAGACTTGCCCTTGCCACACAATATTTCGATTCCATACTTTATCTGAGCCGACATCAAAGACTTTACCGATTGAACCAACATCTGCACCTATGAGTGCATCCGAACCAATGGAACTATAGATTTTTTCCCAATCCTGAAAAGAAATATGCCCATGAAAACGTAAAATGCCAGCCCCTAAGTGGCTGGCATCAAGTTCATAGAGCTGAATCAATCCATCGACATACAGCTTCTGATAATCACTGTTCAGTGCCATTCATCATCTCCGAAACCGCTTGTGCAATACCCGTAGGCTGGAAGCTCGCTGGAGTATTTGACTCAGGTAGGACTAATTCAGGTTCAGACATTTCCTGCAATCGAATATCAATCCAACGACCAGATGGAATATCACGTGGCTTTTCAAGATTTGGAACAATATCCCCAGTTTCTTCATCAAACTTTTTAGCAAATGTTTTAACCTCAATCGTTTTGTCTTCAAGTTGCTCATACTGGACTGCAACTAAAACATTTCCATTGGCATCTTTGGGCATCTCGATGTACCAACCAAGATCTGAGAAACCTAATGTATTTTTAATGAGGTAATGACCAATATCTAATTTTTCAAACAATGGGTCTTGTTGCTTGGCCTCCTCATTTAACTCAATTTTTTCAGCTAAAAGTTTAACAATAGGTGAGGCTGCTTTAATGAATCCATTTGAATCAACTGTTGCATTTCTTGTTGAATAAACAGGTGTCCAGTCTCCAAATACACCAGCACTAGATATTTGTCTAAACAGTAAATTTCCAAGGGATGGATGCATACCGATTTGACTCTTCCAAATGCTCGAATTTGCGATCGTTAAAGCATTAATATCATCACCGTAGCGATAAATAACTCCATTTAAATAAGCAGAGGCATTCCTACCTTCATTTGAATTTGAAGCTAAAGGAAGGTAAACCGCTTCATGTACCCCAATACCAAACGCACCTACCTCCATCACATTTCCAGCTTGAGTGCCGACTAAGCGACTCGCAGCATGCTCATTATTAGAGAAGTTTTCATTAAATTTAGTTGCAGCAGTACGGAAAGTATCACCACCCTCACCACTGGGCGATGCACCTAAATTTGCAGTTTGAATAGCCATATTTTTCTCACAAAAGGGCCCCAACATGTGGGGCATAAAGTTGATTGAATTTAAGGTTTAAAATCTTGGGTGAATGTAGTGGAGATGGACCAGACATCACCGCCTAAACTGACTGGCATATAATCACCTGCTACTACGCGAACCTCGCCATCTAAAGGTGAATCCCATAGAAATGAGTCAGATCCCTTATGTGCATCAAAAAAGGCCTTGATCTCTTGTATCAAAGCCTTCTTGCCAGTCCTTTTGTATGCCCAAGTGCCTGACCGGTTGTTAATCCCTACACTTGTTCGCTGTGTGTACCCATCTCCAAAACTGGACTGAAGGACTTTAAAGCTTGAAGTTTGGGAGTTTCCATCTAGGTCATTGCACCATGTGAATTTTTGATTGCTCATTTCCCACCACTCAGGACATTAAGACGGCATTCCAATGCTGAAACCATAGCTGAAAGCGCATTAATCTGATTTTCCATTTCAGTGATGTATGGTGGTTTGATGTAGCCACCTTCTGCAAGCTTGTTGCCAGCAATAATACTGTTTTTATCAATCTTCACCTGAAAGCGCTTTCTACAATCCTTAATTGTGGTGGAGTCGACATCGGAAGCATTGTCTTTAGATTCTGTTGTTAATAATCCACCTTGACGCTGCTCTTGTCGAATCACAGACCTGATTGAGTCACTGATTGCTTGACCAAGATCTTTTTTAAATTTCACTTCGGGATTAATCACAGGGTGGACATCTCCATATAAAGCGGAGCGCGTGCCGTTCTCGCAAACAAGAAAGTTTCCCTCAACCTTGATAAGCCAGTTACCCTTTTTTAGAACCAGATTTAGTTCAGGAATTTCAATTTGATCTGGCTTATTACCATCATATTCACAAACAAGATTGTAAGACTTGGAAATATGAATCATTGAATTTGAATCGGTGTACTGTATTGCACTAGCGTTCATTATTAGCTCCAAATAAAAGACCCCGCATTAAGCGAGGTCTCTGTGGTAAAGTTAAGTTACTTCTGTTTTGAGTAATACAACTCAAAGACAATTCGCTCGATCACCTCCACCAAGGGATCGAGCCTTCTTTCATCATCTTGCACAAGCACCTCACTACCATTTAGGCGAAATAAGAGCGCACCTTCAGGCATGGTCGTATAGCTTGGCACCTCATTAATGCACTTACAGAAAAACTCATAAGCACGGATTGGCTCTGTGATTTCTGGATTACCATTAATAGCATGTGCCATAGCCTTTGCATTTTGTTCAGCATAGTAGCCATTTCTTTCAGTCAAAATAAAACTCCTTAAAAGTAGGAGTTCTTTTTGTACTTGAAATTGGTGGAATAATCTACTTCGCCAACAAACCTCCCTGCCGTTGCTCTTGACGAATCACCGTACGAACTGCATTAACTTTTTGGTGCCTGAAGCAAATCATAAATAAGGTCAAACTCTCCCTTTATTTTTGCTCCAAATTTTTCTATAAGTTCTGGCGATGTGGACTTGAAGGTCGTTAACTCAACATCTCTCAGGTACTCTTCAAATTCTGCTGCGCTTATTACATCTTTTTGAACCAAAAATCGAATCAGTGACACCACTAAAATGTCATTTATTTCTAACTTTGTTGGTTCTTCTGGGTTTTGCTCTAAACTGGATTTGTTTTTCATTTTAACCTCTCGCTAATTTATGAAGCACACCGCCCTGACGGCTCTCACGCCTAGCCCAAGCATCCATCATGTTATTAAGGCTTTGTGCGATTTCCTTTTGACCTTCAGTGTCTACTTTAGCACCACCATCAGCAAAAGTAATGGATTGTGAAATCTTCACATCCCCACCTGAACCTCCGCCATTCGCAAGATAGTTTTTCAAATCAGCATTCGTTCGACTATCAACAACACGCTCCCCTTTATCTAAAAGCCATGTGCCTTCTTTCGGGATGTTGTCGATACCGTCGTGGGCCATGCCTTGGATGGTTTGGGCTGCGATTAGGCCTACTGAAGCATAACCAATACCTCTGGTCATCATCGACATAAATCCAGTTGGGTCAACTTTTAATGCTGCTGTAGCACCAAGCTCGGTATTAATAATCGCCTGCCCAATCGCAATAGCTTGTTGTGCCAAGAACATGGCCTTATAAGCAGCGCTTCCCTCTCCAGCAGCATCCTTGACCATCTCGGTCATGGTTCCCCAAACGGTTCCGGCCTGTGAAAGTAGGGAGCCGTACATGCTTAATTGGTTGTCATGCTGATATTGAGCGTAATCCGCTTCTTGCTTGGCATACTCCTCAGTGAGTGCTTTCTTCCCATCCAAGTACACCTTGTAAGCATCGTTAAGCTGCTGATACTTCTCTGTCTCGCTCAGATATTCATTATTCTCAATGCCAGAGCGGGCAGAATATAGATCATCCCCAAGCTGAGAATAGCCGTCTTGCTGCTCATTGTTCATGCTCCACCGATCATACTCACTGGAACTTAAAGATGCCCTTGCTCTGGCATTCACACCAGCGCCAACCATATCCCCAATCGGGTTATTGATTGAAGCAAATGCAGCATCACGTTTTTGTTGCTGAGCTTTCTTAAACTCCTCGACATCCTTTTGATAAGCAAGTTGCTGAAGCTTTAAATACTTTTCACGACTAGGATCGTTTTCAGCAAAAGCGTCTTTGATTTCTTGGATAGAAACGGCATTTTCATACTCGAGTTTTTCTTGTCCAGAAAGAAACTCCTTGGCAATAGCATGTTGTTTTCTTAAGGCTTCCTCTCTTAATCTTTGAGTATCCTCGTTAGCTTTTGCAACAATTGAGACCTCGGCTTGAGCATCCTTAAGCATCTCGTTTGTGCCCTTGTAGCCAAGGACAGAGACATGCACATGCCCACCAGTGGATCGGGCGGATGGCTTTGCGTACTCATTGATAGCATTGATTGTGAAGCCGTATTTTTTGGCAACTTCTTGTAGCCGCTTAATTGAAGCATTGGCCTCGCTTGCATCCTTAACAGTAAAGTCAAATGCCTGACCAACTGCATGCTTGCTGTTAGTGCCCTTATGATAGCTATCATTGAAAGCTGTAAAGCGGTTAAGTTGAGAACCCAGAGCATCCTGAGCCAATTTAGCAAATTCTGCTGTATAACCTCTTACCTTGCCACCAGCAACAGATTCACTAGACTTAATACGCAGTCCACTTAATGCTGAAGCACCAACAAGTCCATTAAGTTTTTCCTGTTCTTTTGCTGCCTTGGCTGAAGCTGCTGCGGCTTTTTCTTTTGCTTTAGCGTTTTCATCAGCCTCTTTGGTGTTAATTTTTAGCCCTGCAGCAGATTGTTTTGCAGCTTCTGCAATTGCCAAGTTAGCCTCTGCCAACTTATCTGTTTTAGCTGTTGCTGAATCAAGAATGCTGCCCACGCCATCCATTGCGGTTTGAATGGTGCTTGCACCGCTTGAGAAAGTTCCTATCGCTAGAGTTCCAGCATTTGCAAGGCCGTTCCATGTGGCCTTGGATTTATTGACTATGCCATCAGCATTCCAGACATTCATTGCAGTTTTTGCGACATTTTTCGCCTGATCAATGAATCCTGCGATGATTTTGATCATCACCTCAATCGATGCAGCCAAACCAATAATGACAATGCCGACACCTTTTGCAATTATACCGACCGACTTGATGACTCCGCCAAACTGACCACCTTTGGTCGCACCATCAATAAAGTGACTTAGTAGGCTATTTAGAGCAGGCATCATTTGCTCAGCAAGTTGGCTTTTTAAGCCGTCAAACCGCATGCGCACCGATTCGGTCTGCGCTGCTAGTAGTTTAGATTGCTCTAACGCTTCGCCTGACTTAATTACACCTGCGTCTCTTAATGCATCACCATATTTTTCTAAAAGGTCTCCATTTTCAGCAAATATTGGTGCTAAGTGGGCTAGGTCGCTTGCTAGGCTTTCAAAAATAAAACGACGCTCCTGAGATGTAACCCCAAGTTCATCCATTTTATCATTAAGGATTTGAATGGCCTCAATGCCATCTTTACCTTGCAGGGTTTTACCGAATGACTTGATTTGATCTTCTGTCATTTTGGTATTGTTTTTTAGCGCATCGAAAAAGTCAGCAGCACCACCTCCAGAAGTTGCGCTAAATTCACCAAGCTTCTCTTGCACATCAGCAAGAATACTTCCAAGCTGATCTTGTGTTACACCTAAACCAGATGCAGCGTGCTGAAGAATCTGAAAGTTTTCAGCGCTGGTATTGGCGCGGTTGGCCAAAACTAAAAGTTGTGCATCTGCCTTAGCGGTATCGATTGCCAATTTTGATAAAGCACCAAATGCAACCGCAATACCACCAACAGCCATACCTGCAAAGGCTGCACCAGCCACCATTGCCCCGCCTTTTAGAGAGCCAATTTTAGCGTTAAACGAATCAACAATTGAACCGATCTGAGTACCACCCAAGGCATCGGCAACTTGAGACTTAAATCCACCAAAAGCCTTGCCCATTTTCTCTGTGGTGTCTTTGGTTTTGCGCTCTGCCTGCGTCATACCCTGTTCAAATGAACCGAGTTTTACTGCTAAATCTAGGGTCAATCGACCAAGGGATGCTGCTGCCATAACTTTTCCTCAGGCAATAAAAAACCCCACATAAGTGAGGCTTTGTAAAAATTTAAGATATTTAATCTGTTGCGTACTGTTTTACGCAACTGCGATACGCGGCTATGTAGTTCTCCAAGCCCTGTAAAGCAATCTCTCTATCCAGATAAAATATTGGCTGCTTGTAGATGATTTCTCTTAAAATCCCTTTAACTTCTTCTCGATAGATTGGATCATCCCACTCTTCTACCAATTCCAATTGCTCTGAAAGAGACTCGCCACTGTATCTATTTTTTAATAATTCAATAACGTATTTAGCATGCCCATCACAGCGCTCATCTAGAGTTCGCTCCTCAGCAAAAATAACTTGTGTTGATATGGTTAGTAGAATCGCCATTAATAGTTTTTTCATTTCTCAGCTCCAACTAAACTAGATCATTAACATTATTAATTGCGAGCTTTACACCATAACTACCTGTACTTTCTTCATCTTTCCAGCCACCATCTATGACCGCTGGAACATTTTTGTTTACCACCTTTCCAGCTAGTTTGGCCGCCTCGCCTCTACTCAAGTACCCCACAGGCAAACCATTAATTTCAACCTTAACGGCATTCTTATCATACTGATTAAATGGCTCTGAGCTAACTTTGGCATAGCACTCAAAAAACTTCGATTCTTCTTCTTTGGGGCCAGCTATCTTTTTTAAGTTATTTTGATAGGACTGCTCACCAACAATGTTGTACGCGTATGAAATGTTGTTTGGGTTTGGATTTATACTTGTTTCACTTGCTGCCTTTTTAGCTTTCAAAACATACCAAATAATCACACCAACAATTACTGCTATTACTATTTCCACACCCAACCCCAAATATTTGTTATTCAGGACAAGATACTAATTATTAGGTGAAAAAGAAACCAAGCTAACCTGATTTCTTCTTAATAGCTTGCATGCGCTGTTCTTCAAAAGTTAGCTCGGGCTCATCTTCATGAACCATGTAATCATAAGGACTGACTTCCACTCCTTCTTTCACATGATTCTGAGCATATAAGGCCATCAAAGCACCCACGCCTTGCTCAACTCGCCTACCTGTAAAGAGTGAGCCGCGCTTATTTCTAAACGCAGCCCATTGCGAAACCTCAGCATTTGTCATATTTAATTTGGCTTCGGTAATCGTGCGACCACCAATTCCATTTAAAACCAACTCACACCAGAACTCATCATCCAGTGTTAATCTGACTTTCCCTCGTCATCCACTGGCGCCTTCTCAATACCAAGAATGGCATTAAAAATTGCGGAAGCTAGTGTTTGAGTAAAATTGGCAGACACTTGCTTTTTGGTTAAATAAGGCTTGCCATTTTCATCGACCATAGCAGCAGCAATCCACTCAGAAACCACATCTTCACCCTTATTTAAACGAGTAAATAAAGGCTCAGTCACAGCATAGGGCAATTGCTTAATTGAGATTTCAACACTTTCTGTTTTGCCAAAATGCTTAAACTCAACGGTCTTATTGTGAATTTCGCTAATTAATGAGCCTTGGATAATTTCACTTAAATTCATTATGCGTTCACCTTAAATACATCAAGTGCTTCAGTTTGGCGCTTCATTGGTACGGTATGATTTACCAAAGAATCGGCATCAAATACAGGGGAGCCTTTGCGCAGGATTGCACGGAAATATGACCATGTTCGAGTTGGTGGCATCAGCACCTCATCATCAACCCCAACTGTTGGAACGCTTTCACCATCTGACCAACCTACATATACACCAACTTCAGCGCGATCTGCTGCAAGCTCAAGTAATTTCATGTGTGAAAGGTTTTTAGGATCGGTATCAATCTGGATCGAACCTTCACCTGGTGTAGTTAAACCCCAATCCGAAGTTGCTGTGGTTTCTTCTTCCAAGCAAGTTGTATTGATTTCTGTAGTGCTGTCATCACCAAGCGCTAAGGCTTTAACACAATCCATTTTTGTGAGTGTTGGAGTATCGCCATGTAAAATCCATACATGCGTACCCTGAGATAAAACACCTTTCTTCGCCATGAGTAGCTACTCCTCAATTTTAGGCATAAAAAAACCACCGAGTGGTGGCATTGGTTTGGAAATAATTAACCCCGCACTTGGTGGGGTTTATGTCTGTGTAAATGAATAAATAAGAATAATGATCATGAGCACCAAAAGGACATAAAAGGATCTTTTCCAGTACAAGCCTTTTGCCACAATCTCGCCTAGGTCTTCATTCCATTTTTTGAAATTTTCAGAAGTGGATTCAAGAAATCTACGACTATCCTGAACTTCTTTCCGAAGCTCTTTGTTTTCATTCCAGTTATCAATAACAATTTGCTGTTGGAATTTCATTCGATTGATGACTTCTTCAACAAGTTCTGCATGCGTCATTGCCTTAAGCTCTTGGCGCATTTCGATGTATTCATCTAGATCATCACTCATAGGTCAGCACCAAAATTAAGCAATAGGGTATTTTTATTAATCCAGTCTTGACGCTTCTGCTTATTGGTTTTCTTTTCGCGTTTACGCTGGTGCATACCAAGGCTAAAAAGAGTTCCTTTTGCTTTTGATATCTTGTCATCCATATCAATTGCATTCAGCTCATCAAAAGCCTTGTGTCTAGCATTTAATTTACCTGTCCAGTGATTCCATAGCACATCATCGCATTCATCCTGATACTTAATAATAGTGTCTTTTAATTCTGGCTTTACTTTGTTTGGGCTAATAGTCATCATCCAGCCAAACAATTTTTTAAGTGGCAAGCAGGTCATTAGACGTTGTCTACCATCTTGAGCAACTATCACGATTTCCGTGATGGTTGATGCAAATCTCTGTTTTAGTTTTTCATGCTGAGACTGCCATGTTAGCCCCATGCCCTCAACAATGGGTTTCATAGGTACATATGGTTGACCGTTGTAATTCACAATGGATAAATTTGCGTTGTGGAATGACACAATCATTTGCTGATAACTTGGTACTGACATCATGTTCATAAGATTTCCTCTTATATGCTCATGTTCAAAAAAAAGAAACTGGCAGGCACGTTGAACATGGAAACGCGCTTTTCGAACCGTCGTTCTAGCCAGTGGTTTGCCTGAAAACAGGCATAAAAAAAGCACCCGGTTGGGTGCTATGTGGAAATTTCCATTTAAACTAAATCAAAATCTTTACCAATCATCACTTCTTGCGAGCCAATAAAGAGCCTTGATTTTTCAATGTAACTATAAATCTTCGCAGATCTGTCTATTCGATCTAAAAACCAATTCGCATCAAAGCCGCGACCGAAAATATTAGTATCAGCAATGCGCTCAAAATGGTTTGGGTGAAAGTTGGTGATATAACAGTGCGGCTCTAAAGCCATTCTGATTGCTGCCCGAATATCCGATGCTCTTTTCTGCTCAGTGTCGTAAACCACTATTTGGAATGACACATGATCGGTATTGGCTGGGCAATCCAAGTGGTTTTCAGGATTTGCCGTGACTACCGACCAGACTGCATAGGGGTGTGGTGTTTTGTGTGGTGCAATGTCTTCAAATACTCTTAAAGGATTGGTGCCGAGCAATTCTTTCACATCAATACTGGCATTGAGCACCGGAACTACGGGTAAAATGTTCATAATTTAGCGAGTTCCTTGTCAATTTCTTTATTGAAGTTTTCAGCAAAGCTATTGGTTACGGCTTGGATGTTGTTTTGCAGTGCTGGGCGCATGAATGGAGTTGGTGGATTGTGCACAGAGCCAAATTCTAACCACCGCCAGTGACGCGTATCACCACCGCTTGTATTGGGTGGATTTGGATTGGAAAATGAAGCACCACCGCGCACACCGACACGCATCACCACTTCATTCTGGTTTCGTGTTTTCCCTGCGGCAATCGCAATATTTTTCCAAATCTTTTCGGCTGTTTGCGGATCATCTAATGCTTTTGCATTGGCACGAGCTGAATCTCGTACAATCGCCATAGCTTTACGAGCAGAACGCCTTGCAGCATTCTTCATCAAGCGAGGATTGCCAAGTCTTTTAAGTTTTTCCTGAACCTCATCCAAGCCTTCAATATTTACTTCAATCGACATGGCTTACTCCACTAATGACAACTCCAGCGTCATATAAATACGGCCGTTTTCATTGTCAGGTTTAGGTGGTGAAACGATCTGGAAGGTCTGGGCATCATATAAAACGCGCATGCCAGTATGAATATCATCACGTTTGCGCAGTTTTAGCCGAGCTGTGGTTTCTGCTCCTGCGGATTTCGCTGTTAGAGAATCTTTTACTGAAAGAAACTCTATTTTCGACCAAAGCTTTTTAAACTCAGTCCAAGCTTCAGTTTCATAGTTGTATTCGTCATAGACCGTGGTTTTTTGCTGAATCGTTACACGGTGGCATAGTTCGCCTGCACGTTGGGCCATACAACCTCCTAAATCGCTGTAGGCTTACGATATGGATAAAGTAATGACTGCACTGGCATAGGTAAGAAATTGCCATTCACAGGTGCATCACCTTCAGCATTACGGAATTGATCCCAATAACCAATTAACAGTAAAGCGGCCTGTTTAATAGCAGCGGGATAATCAGCTTCAAAAGTGTCTGTGATGTAATTCTTAATGACAGACTCAGCTGCAGCAATGTATCCATTTAAAGAAGTGTCATTACTGTCATCGTCGTACCGCAAATGGTGTTTTACTTCCTCTAAATCAACGATACTCATGTTTCTCCCCATTTTTTCTGAGCTAGCTTGAAGTTTTCGTGATTAAACTCTCCGATATGTGATTTTTCACAATGCCATAATGAGCCCTTGTAAGTCACATAACACCCATTCTCATACTTATTTTCAGTCCTAAAAATCCCTTTATATAGGGATTTCTCTCCACTATTTTCAGGTAAATCAGGTGGTTTCTGATCAGTCTTGGTGGTTGAACTTGTATTAAAAGGATCCTCCCGCTGATCACGCTTAGAAAGTGCTTCCAGTGAAAAGTTTTGCTGTTGCATATAAACCGTGTCACCACCAACAATCGGCAATAACCCAACCTCCACACGTGCCTCATTAGGCGTAAGGATTGCAGCACCTACACCTTCTTTTAAGCGTGCCATTTGTGATGTTGAGTCCATACGGATAAGCACATTAATATCTAAAAATGCTTCCAAACCACTATCTTTAAGACCTAATCCGTCATCAAGTAAGTTTTCACGCGCTTCGATTGCGCTCTGCAAACAATCTGAATAGTAAATTTCATTTAAATCTGAAATCTTTCCTGTTGGAATTGGCCCCAAACCCACTTTGAACAATGGCACGTGGAAAACTGAACAAATAACCTCAGCTGTCATTTTCAACTGCTCAATGAGCTGAGCATCATCAGCATTTACAGTGATCGTACTAAACGTCATACCATCACCAAGGATGGCTGTTTTACCTAAATTACTTCCAGAATAATTTGCATTCCAGCGCGCTTGCGCATCCTCTGCTTTTTCTTTGGTGATTGGCCCAGGTGCGGTCAATAATCCAGAAGGTCGGCTATTATTTCTAAACAAACTGCGAGAGCTCTTTTGAATTTCAATACCCACACCAGCTGCTAGTGAACACGCCACAATTGGAGTTAGTCCCACGAGTGGGTGGTAAAAACAGTTAATACGATCATGAATGATTTCGGATGCTGGTATTACGACCGAATCAGTCTGTGTAAGTCTGTCATTGCCCAATTGGTAAAAGACATTTCCGTTGTCATCAATCAGTGGTTTACAAAGATCAGGATTGAGCACAACAAGCTCCGTCACTTCACCAAAGATATCTCTGCGCTTCAGCACATAAGTATTGCCACGTAACAACAATGACGTTGTCCAGTGTTCACTAAATTGCTGCCAAATTTGAAAACGGTTTGGCTTTTTTAAAACACGGAATTTGCTTGGTATATCTGCATTAACCAAAACACCTTTTTCATGGCGCTTCAATTGAATCGGCATCTTACCAATATCTTGTGAAATTAATGAGACACAAGAAAAAACAGCATGATGTGCAGTAACATCTTCACGGGTTAATTCATCATTTTTTTGCCATGCACCCGAATAAGGCTCATGGATAAACATCGAGTGCCATCCACCGCCTGAATGAACACCTTGAAGCGATTTTTTCTTAAATAAATTGCCAAAAATGCCCATTATTTACCGCCTTATTTTGCTTTATTTACACGTTTTTGTTTGGGTTTGACTGGCTTATCTTCTTGCACCGCTTGTTGAATATTCTCTAATTGATGCTCAACCATCAAAGGCAATTCAACCAAACTGCCAAAATCATCAACAACTAGGGTTCCATTTAAGTTCTTCAAGAACTCAATTGAAGGTTCACCATCTAAAGGTTCTGCAAATTTCAACTTAATTAAGATTTTGGCTTGAAGATCTGGAACTTCAGCAACATCACCAGGCATTCCTTGCGGTGCCCTTCTTAAATATTTAATTTTCATAGACTGTTCTCATAGCTAAACAACTTTGATGCTTAGATATAAAAACAGCCCCAATAAAGGAGCTGTTTTTGACCTAATGAATAAAGATTAGGTGTACTGAATATAAGCTGCAGCAATCGGGCGGCGTTTTGCCCATGTGATGAATTTCTCAACACGAATTGCAAACTTATTTTCTTGCCATAAGTTATGTGTCGTTTCACCATCAGTCAATGTCGCTTGGTCACTGTAGGCAACATCCACACCACCATCTTGAGCAACAAGAATTTCACTCATTTTCACAAGTTCAATTCGGTCCCCAACAGATTGAGAGGTAATGACAGGAATAGCCAATAATGAGCGGGCAGCGCCTGCGAAATTCATCCCATTAAAGTAAGTATTACCTAACGCATCACGAAGCAACGCGATACGCATTGCACGTGTTTCGCTCATTAAGAAGTACGCACCATCTGTACTTAAATTCGCCTCAACAAACGTCTCAATCAATTTCAACAAATCAGCTTCAATTGCTTCTGCAGTTTCACCGCTTGCTGCAACTGCAACAACACCATTGAGAATGCCCGCTGGTGTTGCATCGGTTTGTGCTTGTGTACCAAGGAATGTTTCATCAATAAGCGTTTTAGATGCAGCAATCAAATCGTTTAACACTAACTGATCAACTGCCGGATCAGAACGACGCAGCAACTCTTGGGTATACACTGTAATAGCTGCAAGCTTATGTTCTTTAATTTCTACGCTGTCAAACGTTGGATTTGTTAAAGGTTTTTTAGCTCCTTCACCAACCCATGAAGCCTTCCCACCAGTAGCCTGACCATTGATTTTGATATTAAAAGGCACCGTACGATAACCTTGCAACTTATCAAAAATGGTTGCGTTACGAAGCAGCTCTAAAAAATCACCTTTATATGTATCTTGCTGAACCAATGGTGCTGCAAAGCCAGCATCAGTCGTAGTTCCAAGCACAGCTTTTTCAATATACTGAACCGTATCCTGACCAAACCCAAGTTGCTTTGCTGCATCCACTACCGTCAATAAGTTACCTTGCTTTTGAACATGGCATGCCAACATTTTTGCACGAACAAATTGAGTAAAACCAATACCCTTTGGCAAATTGGATTCAGTTGTAACTACTGTTTTCTTTTTAGTTGGATCTGGATCACCTTCGGCAGAGGCTTTAGCTTCTTCACCATTTTCACCAGCAACTGGTGTCCCCGTTTCAGCGGCATGTTTAGCAGCTGCGATTTGTTTTTTGACGCGTTCGATATTCTTTTCGATCGCAGCAATTTCTGCTTCAACAGTTTGAATAGCCGCTTCAGTTTCATCATCTGGTGTAGAGCCACCATCTAATGACTTTGTAATATGCCCTTGTAGCTCTAAATTTTTTGCAGCTAAAGCATCAAGTAACTGTTTTAAATATTTGTTCATACCAATTTCACTCCACCCTTTGTTGGGCTATTTAATTTGACAACAACGTGTTTTTGTTCAGATGAAACGCCATCTGCAACGGTCTGAGGTTTTTTGCCCAACGCGGCTTTGTGTTCCTCAAAAGCTTTTTTAAAATCTGTTCCGCTATCACGGTTATCTGGAATCGTGACAAGTGAAAGCTCATACCATTCCCAATCTTCAAACTTAATACCGCCGCCTTTAATCATCTCGACGGTATCCCAGTTCGGCAGAAAGCCAACAGATAATCCTTTTACAAGGTCGTACTTCAAAGATTGGTAGGCCTCATCTACGCGATCCTTCAGCTTCCCTTCTTCTTTGATCTCAGGAATATGGATTTCTACTTCGATTCCTTTATCTGTTACTTTCGCGCTGGTTACATGACCAATCGGGCTTCGCATATCGTGATGAAATAGCAATGGCATAGGTAATTTGAACTTCGCACCCTTTGGCACCATGATGTCTTTCGATCGATCTTGATTCGGTGTGCTTGCCGTACCAGTAAATGTTCGCTTTTCCTCATCGACGCTTTTAATCTCAAAAGAGCCGAATGACTTATGTAGAGCAGACATAGCCCCTCCAAAATGTAAAAACCGCCAATTAAGGCGGTTATATGAAATGTATTTCGTAATCTTTATTTGTAGGTTCAGGGTTCAAACTCATTAATGCCACGGCATTAAACATGGCAATAACTGGATCAATTTTTCCTACACCTGAATCCTGCTTAGTAATGCGCATACCATTACCTATCATCACGACCCGGGCATTACCTACACACCAAGTCATCAATTGCTGTCCTGCATGCCAGAGATTACCCTCTGCCAATTTACGTTCAGATGTCATGATGTATCCCATCAACTTATGTCCTTGTGGGACTGCGACAAGAACTTCTTCAGGGATTCCAGCGCCAGTTAAACCATCAATGAGACCTCCAAGACCTTGTGGATCCAGCCCAATTTTGTCGAGCTTGCCGCTGTCATAAATTTGCTTTGCAATTAACGCCAACTGGTCAATGTCTTCACCCACTTTATCGACAACAACAAGGCTTTCTTCTTGCTCAAAGTCTTTATATTTAGGGATGTTCTCTTTACGGCGTTCCAAGGCAATTTTATTAGCCCAAGCACGACTCCAAAGCCACCAAATACGTGGATCTTTCTTCAACCGTCCTAAGGCAGCGAACCCAAGTAAGTCATCCAAGCCACCGCCATCAATCCCTAATGTGATCAACTCAGATTGTTCAATTAATTTTTCAAGTCCAAACACATGCTTTTGCTGAACCCAATATTCAGCACCCGCCCAACGATTCGCCCGAAGGTTCATGCCGATTTCAATGTTCAAATGCTTAGCAAGGAAGTCTCGAAGTGACTCTTCACCAGCATCTTTGACCTTATTGAACTCTGAAATCAGGTATTCGAGGTCTACTGAAGCACCTAAATTTGGGTTGGTGATGTAAAAATTTTCAGGCTTAAGGTGTTCTCCAGCCTCAATCAGATGCTTAGGAAACTCATAAATGAGAGGTAAAAAGGCTTTATCCTCTTTAATTTCATCCCTTACATCACGCGCATAATCTAATAACTGCTTGAATACACCACATGGGACTTCATCAGACATGGTAGAAAGGTAAATCACGCACCCTTCGGGACGCGATGCCAAGCCGCCTTTCGCTTCACGGAACATAGATTCCGCATTTGCACGTTTACCAAAAAGCCAAACCTCATCGATCAAAATGATTGAGGCTTTCTTACCGGCTGCTGCATTTGATTCTGCTGCAATAACTTTGAGCGTTGCACCTGTACCTAAATGAGTAACGGTTTTAGTGTGCTCAGAAATATTAATCATTGAACTGAGTTCTTCATCAGCTTTGATGAAGTCTCGAATCGGGTTAAAGCTGTTGTCGGCAACTTCCTTGGTTGGCGCAAGGATAATCAACTCTGCTGAGAGTCGATCATTTAACAAAAGCAAAGTCAGCATGATTCCTGCAGCGATCGTAGACTTAGTATTTTTCTTAGAAATCAGAAGAAAAAACTCACGAATCAAACGACGCTTAGTTTCAGGGTTATATGCCCCTGCAATTGCTCTAACAAATTCAATCACCCACTCCAAGGTGACATCGCCCATCTTCGGGCTATCCATCACATCAACAAGAATGAGTTCCTTAAAAATTCGCTCTGCAACATCTGCAACTTGTGGAAACAGTGGTGCACATGGCATGAGTGACTTTTTAGCGACAATACGTTCCTCCCAGTCTGGGCAGGATGTTGTCCATTCTGGGAGCATTGCAGTCATGTTTTAACTCGGTAATTGATTATTCAAGGTGCCAAATTTTCCGCTTTGGGCTGCTTTTTTGGCGTCTTCCGTTTTGGTTTCTTTCTTACCTTTATCAGCAACCTTGCCATGGAAGTACGGTAGAGCTGCTTTTGCAGCATCCATCCGCATTTTCATATCCTCAACAGGGTCTGTCCAAATTTCTTCTAAAAATTTAAGTGGATCAGGTCGTTCAGAAGCGGTACTGATATCTTTTTTTGTGACTATTGGCTTGGGATTGGGCTTAACATCATTGTTAACACCTTTAACACATTTAAGTCTCTCAATCTGAGCAATCACATCAGAATCTTTCGCCATTCTAGAACCAGCTTGCGAGGCTGTTTCAGGGCTACAACCCGCGAAAATAGCGGCTTCCTTGTTGTTTGCACCATCATGTTTAGCTTGGGCAAATGCCTTCTTTTTTGCTGTTAAAGCCATGTGCCCTCCTTTAACATATTTGAGAAATGGGAAATTTTTTTATACGTGAGATGGGGGGTGGTGTCCGAGGGCAAAAGGTTTTGAACTTTTGACCTCCCCCCTCCCTTACACACTGTTTATTGCGTTTAGAATTTTGTTCTTCCCATCATCATTCACTTCACCGTTCAGCGTGTGACCAGACTCTAAGTAAACATGGAAGGTGTGAATGTCTTGGGTGTAATCCTTCTTGCCAGTCCATTCAATGACGCATGCTTCGACTTTAGAGGGATTAAAGAAGATGTTGCGGTCTTTGCTTCGGTCATATACTTGTACTAATTTTTCGCTCACTGCCGACTCTCCTTTAAAGTTTTTTCTTTGTGGCACGGCGGACACAACGATTGCAGGTTAGATTCATCATCAGTACCACCTTGAGCAACATTGACAATATGGTCCAGTTCTAATTGTGTGGAAACACGGCGGCAATGCTGGCAAGTCCAGTTATCACGTAGATGTATCTTTTCTTTAAGTCTGCGCCATGGTCTACCTCCGCGTCCCGATCCCCAGTTCTTTGGCGCTCTAGGTTGCTTGGGTGTGATGGCATCAAGTCTGCTCTGCAATCGTTTTAGCTTCATGCTTAATGAACTCCACTGTCACAGTGCCACGCAATAATCGTGTGTATATTTCACCCTTGCGTCTATCTTTCTTGGTAAAGCGACGATGAGGCATGAAGCAAACCAATCCCTGTTCCACATTTGCCCACCTTACACACGTAATGCGATTACCATTCACAAATACATGCCGAATGCCTTTCCTATCATTCATACTATGGAACATAGTTATTCATCCATATATTTAGGTACGTTTTCCTCTTCCTGATCCTCGAGTATTAACAATAATTCGTTGATCTGGTTGCTCTGCTGTGTCAGGTGCTGAATCAGTTGATTGTTCTGTATCAACACTTGGCTGTTCTGCTTTACCAGCTCGCCCACCAAGGAAAGCAATTGCATTTGAAATTGACTGTTTTGACTGTTCATACATTGCCTTTAGCTTCTGTCGACGTTCTTCACATGATTTACACGACATCTCTTTTCTCCTGACATAAAAAAACCACCCGAAGGTGGTTCGCTTAAAACAACATCGACATTTGCCCGAACTCATAAATGATTAATGTAAGGACTAAAGCCGAAACCGAGATTACAAGCACATCTTGTGAAGTCATACTTATCCCTCTTTATTGTTCTTTTTTTATACTCTCATAATTAAAAATATTATCAATACCGAAAGAATACATTTCTCACAATTAATAGGGATAGATATGTAAGAAATTATACAAGAGCGGTTTATTTGTTAATTAACGTACAGGCTTGTTCTTAGATTCTTAACCCGCTCTTTCAACTTAATCATTATGCCATCTATCGCCAGCATCTCATCCCGAGTCAAACCAGAACGACTTAAATTTTGGTACTTAGACAGCTCAGCAGTGCAAAATTCTAAGTCTTTTTTCGCTTGTACCTTATCTGTCATAAGACCATCCAATAAGAAAAGAAAAACCCCGCCAATAATGCATATTGAGCGGGGTTTTATGTGCCGTAATACGTTCGGCTAAGTGGAAAAGATTAATTAGAAGATGGTCGCTTGCCTGCTTCCAAGACAGGAATATTGGCTTCAGTTGGCACATATACAATTTGACTAATATTGCCCTCGCGTAAAGCTTCACCAAATGCACCAATAAACTCTTGCTGCCTGTACTCAGGGAACTCTTGTGCTGCTTTACCCATTACCTTGATTGCTTCTGCACGCAATTTCGCACTCTCAAGCTCAGCCTTGGCTGTCTCAATTGCAATTTGTTTGGATTGCTGTGCTTTTGATAATTGAGCCTGTCCTGCCATACCTTGCTGCCAAACTTTGTATTGTGGCCACGCAAACAAGAAGATCAGTATGATTGCTATAACGAAGACTGCAATCAATCCAATCAAGATATTGTCTGCACTACCTTTCTGAAACTTATTCATTTTCCACACCTGCTTTATTTTGGTAATAAAAAAGCCCGATCAAATTAATGATCAGGCTTATGTTTTTGAATCTAATTTACTTAACTTCTTTCATGCACTTTCGGCAAACTTTAATCTCATCACCGTCAACCGTGTAATCGATCTCAGTCACACCATGCAGGCCGAATAAACATAATATAAATTGGAGCATGTGGATCTCCTTTGATTTTAAAGACGGGATGAATACGGCAGGACTTGAACCTGCGCGGGTGGTGTCTAAGCTGTTCTCCACCCATACGACTGCTATCTCGTATTAGGAAGCCGCTCTAACCAACTGAGCTACGCTATTCACCCCTCTTTAGAATCTAGGTGGCGGCATTAAAATTTAAACCACTACGAATAAAGTTAAGCCGCCATTGGGTGCCTTGATATTGCTTTCACGGAACATTTCTCAAGGCATTAAAAAAGCCCATGTTTGAATGAGCTTTTAAAGCTTGGTCTCGGATAAACCGTAATACGACCAGTATAGAAATAAGATACCTTAGTTAGCAGAATAATGCCAACTATTCTTAAATATTGTTTGAAAGGCGCAATGCACCCGATATTTTAGGCGCGTAACTCTGAATATGTTGCACGGCGATATTCATCAATCGCATCTGAAGCCTCTTTAATAGCCATCTCAAGCGCAATCACCATAAGATTTTCATAAGGCTTCCATGTGTGACGATACACACTTAAAGACATCTGCTTACTAGATACACCTGCAACAACCTCAAGACGACCTTTCGCAGTAAAGTTAGACTCATAATCAGGATCTAACGCAAAAACCATCACCATCTTTGCTACCAGCCATGAAAGGTGATAAATCGCAATTTGCTCAGGCTCGCGCTTCTTATCCACATATGCAGCATCCATCATGATTTTAGCCAAGTGATTGCGGATATATTCGTAATCACCCATTGAGCATTCACCAAAGATAATGACTGATGCAACAGACTTGGCAAGCTGGCTACCCATTGCAGCAATAGCGCCTAATCTATCCTGGTAATCAATAGGCTTTTCCCCAGTGCTATGCCCTTCTTGACCAAAAATAGGCGATTTAGCTGTAATGCCTTGCGCCAACCACTCAAAGTTTTTAAATTTCTCAGCCACTACTGCATTCATCCTATTTCCCTCAAAACTTCGCAAATCTTTTAAAAACCAACATAGCTGCATCACGCGCATGCTCATTCGTACGTTCAACCCACCCGGTGCGCTTTTTAAATACATCGGCCTTTGTTTTTGTTGCATTGGCTGCTGGATGAATCATTAAGTAATTCAGCTCTTGTTCCTTACACCAATCTTCCCAAATCTGCGCATCACGCTTTACCGATCCAACACCTTGGGCTTTCTCACGACCACCAG